TACACATACCATATCCTGATAAAACGGACATACCACTACATGACAATGACATATTTACATAAAGAGAAATAGCATTATCTCTACCCACACAATGATTTAAACTTTTTTTATACATCATTATACGTCTTTTTAATGCGTTATCTTTTTTCCAAGTAAGAATTTCTTCGGCAACTAAAATAGCTTTAAAAATCCATTCTTTTATAGCATCCTCCGGCATTAAATGAACCTGACCAATTCCTACTTCTAAAATTTGACCCATTGCTTCTGTACCATTTGTAACATATCCATGAAAAATATTATTAACAATCATTCGTATTCCTTTTGATTCTTCATTATTAGATCTACTCATTATTATTCTCCTTTTCAACATCCACATATTCATGGACAGGGGTATGTGGAAATTCTATATAAACACGACTATCCTTGCTTGCGTAACAACATCCATCAGCTTCTTTGAACACATGACCAACTCTATTATTCTGCCACATGTTATCAGCAATTTCATTCCATTCTGTATCATCACCTGTAAGTGGGGTTAGTATATCATAACTTGCTAATTTTTTAAAATAATTGATACAATATGATCCTGAAACCCCGAATGACCCTGTTTATCAAACACTCGTAAAAGTTCAAGAACATTTTCAACCATCCATTTATTTGGATCTTCTTCGGTTTGATTCAAGTCATATCCAGAAAGTTCAAGTTCTCTCTTTGCATGCTTAATAATATCACTTTCTTCTTCTTTCCATTCTACAGAAATAGAATTTGGGCTTTCTACCTGATCTTCTATTTTTCCACACATGCACTCAATATTATCACAACAATCCATATTCATATTCATATTACCTCTTTTTCTCAATATATCAGACCTTCAATTGTTTTCATAATCCTTTCTCTATCTACTATCTCCTTTGATTCAACTATAAATATTTTACTATGATCTAATATCTTATCTAATACTGGTGATACATTCTCCCATTTCAATCCACCATGTGAACATCCGGGTTTGGGTAGCAATACGGACTCTAATTTATATAAATTACATATATCCATCAATTCATTAGCTGATCTTTTTATTAATTCTATTTCTGATTTTATTGCCCAACCCGGAATTTTTGAACATCCTATCATCTTATTCTTCAAACCTTCATTTGCAAAGCCAGGAAAATTTTCTTGAAATGAAAAATCAAATGAATCTCTTTTTGTTGGAAAAGAGAATATTGATGTTCCCTTTTCTATTGTCAGTAGCATAACATGATTTCCATATTTTGTCAACTTTTTTCCTAAACTAAAATCTATATTTGGATATCTACGTTTAGCCTCTCTTGCTATTCCAGCTCCCATTATATTTTTTCCACTTGAAGTTACATACCCATTAGTAGTTATGCATATAGCAGAAACTTCTCCTATGAAATCCCATACATTACAATGATATACATTCATTATTTACCATCAATTTAAAAAAATAAACCTATAACTTCTTTAATCTTTCCATTCATAATATTTAATTTATTCATTGGCTCTAATAAGATACTTATTTTATTTGTAAAAGTTTTCTCTACCTGTTTATTATAATCAATTTGAATAACCTTGTCAAATTCAGTAGGCCATCTAAGAAAGGCCATACTTTCAAATCCAAATTTATTCTTTTTTAAATATACAACCTTTACCTTTGTTCCATCAACTATATCTTCATATTTATCTTCCAACTTCAATATATTCAATAACGAACGATAATTAGCAACACTTTTTACATGCATTGGGGTTCCCTTTTTACATAAATTATTTACTCCTATATACTTTGATAATTCATGTACCCCTATATTAGTTGATATTTCTTCTGGTATAGATGCTAATAAATCTTTCTTAACCTTTTGTACTTTATCAGATATTTCGTAATCAGAAGATCCTTTTAATATCATTGTAATTATATCTTTTAAAAAGGGCCTTACAATTTCAGGTGTATCTGATCTGACAATTTCTAATCCAGTTGTCTTAATATAATCAACTGAAGCCCCTTCCTCTTCTATTATCCAACAAGAATATTTTTTCTTTTTTACAAAAAGAACTGATTTAGCAATAATCTCCTGTTTAAATTTTATACGAAAATCTGTTTCAGAGGAATTATATGTTTTTCTTTGTATTTCACGATATGATTTATCATTTACATTCTCTTCAATCACCTTTGCTACTTGTTTTATAATACTTATTTTCTTATCATCAGTAATTTGAAGCCATTTTTCTTTACCAATATTTTTTTCTATAAACAAACCAACATTTATGAACAAACTATCTGTATCAAATTCAGGAGTAGAGAACATAATCAATGTTCTCTACTTTTTTATCTCCTTTTGTAATCATATAATGAAACCATCCTTACATTTATTGATAGAACACTATTCTTTGATATTTTTCAATATTTCCTTTAATTCATCATTAGGATTGTTTAATAAATTATTTACTATTGATTCACCTGCTTTTATTGTCTGCCTTCCACAAGAAACGATGGCTTCAGCTATGTTTATATTGAAATATCTAAAGTATGGTGTAGCAAGAACGCCATATGTAGCATTTAGAATAATTTTTAAAGCATTCTGTAAACTATTATATCTGGCAATTTTTTCTTTTGTATCCTCAAGCATTTTACCTCTTAAATCAGGTAAAGATTTTTTTAGTTTTATCATTTTTTTCTTTACTTCAATTCTTTTATGAAAAGTATTTTTTTCCACGGTAGCAATAACACCCAATGGATTAGTAATAAAAACAGATCCACATGGAGCTATACACAATAATTTCTTTTTTAAAGCATTATTAAATAAATCAAGTCTTTTATTTGAAAATTCCATTTTTCCTATATTTTTCATCATTTGAAATTCTGGAAAATTTTTATTTCTTGAATAACTCATTACTTGATCCTCTGTCATACCAAGTATTCTACCATAATATGTTTCATTTGACATATTTAATGTAATGATAGCTGTTGGATACGAAGATGTAATATCTAAATCTATTACCCAATTATGCATACCAAGAATTGGAGATTTGACATAAGCAGCTTCATAACTTTCTTGTGTGCCACCATAAAAAGTGGGTGCACACATACCATTTCTTCTAAAATATGTAATAAACATACCTTCAATCAGAGCTGTTTGTATATGATAATACTTCATGGGTACTTTTGTAAGTAGCGATAATGTTTGAACTAATTTTATATATCCAAGTTTTTCTTCTAATTGTCCTACTCGTAATGAATCAATTACATTGTATTCTACATATAAATTCCAATCATCATGATATAGTTGACGTAAATCATTATATACAGAATAATCTACCTTTCCTTTCTTGAGTTCAAAGATAGATACATAATCAAGAGTATATCGTTCAAGTTTTTTAGGACTATACCATTTATATATATCAAGATAATCAAGTATAGTAACACCAGCTATATCTATATTTACATCATCACCATCTTTTGGTTTCCATGTTCTTACATTTTTTATAGGAGATAAAAGAGCATATGATCCTTCATCACCTGTAATTCGTTCTATCCTGTTTATCAAATACTGTAAGTCAAATGTCATACAATTGTGAACATTTACACCATTTGATATAAAATATCCTGTCTTTGTTTTTATATCACCCATTTCTACTTCTTTATCCGTTTCTTCAATATCAGTTATTCTTATATAATATTCATTATCAATTTTTTTGAATCTGATTTTAGAAGCTTTTTGAGATGAATTCCTATTTAAACTACTTTTTTTCATTGACTTCCATCTATATGGATGATTTAAATGTAATGAATTGAAGTCATACTCTATAAAATGCATAATATTTTTACTTCTTGTTATAAATATACCATTCCATAAGCATAAGTTATATAGTTTATCAATTCCGTCTTTAGTGTAATCACAATATGACATTCCTGTAGAACTAGCAATCCCATCACCATCGAGAAGGCCAGAAAGAAAATAATAAAATTGTTTTTTAGATAACCGACTAAGCATTGATATATTTAAGGCCTTATTACCCTGTTCATCATATATGAGATTATGAACTGGTTTTACAATAGAGTGTTTTACATTTCGATAAAATCCATGATCTCTATTTCCACATATTTTTGTTGTAATATATGGTATTTTATTCAATAATTCTGTATTTGATTCATATATTCTATATTCATCATATATACACGATTTATTTCTCAATGATCCATCGGTGTATATTAATCCTGCTAAATATAATAAGTTATTATCAATATCATTACACTTATTTACATTCAAATCAAACGGAACATGAACAAAACAGGATTGTTCTTCAAATGGTATATCATCAACTTTCATATCCACATCATATATGTGATTATTAGATTTATCGTTTTTTATAAGTTTTGTATAGGAATTCTTATTAATATATCTTATTGGTATGATATGATCTCCTGATGTTTCAATTGAACTGCCATTCCCAAGTTTTATCCTTCTAACCAACTTTTTAGACCTCGGATATACTATATCAACCTCATTTGATAAGGATAGCATATCACCCGGAATAATACTTGATAATTGTGCAATTTCATTTGACTTGAATATATAATTCGTCAATGGAATACAATTCCAACCCGTTATAACATCACATGGATTTTTATGCATCCATCCAAAGAACTGTCTTAGTAACATTTCTTCATCTTTACAATGAACAAATGTAAACCAAGGTTCATTCAAATACTTACCGTCATATGGTTTAATACCGAATGATATGGTTGTTTTATTCATCATATCATATACAGATATAAGTGATACAGGATCTTTGGCTTCGGTAGCTTTTGGAAATGCTTTATCTGCACACACTTCTATATCCAAAGAATATACCTTTAAATTTGGATTTTCTACTTCATCATCAGGGATTTTATGATAATATTCGGCCAGAAACTGAATTTCTGGCCGTAATAAATTTTCTTTGCAATTTGGATGTTCCTTAGCATATACATAATACTCATTGTATGTATTAAATGTTATCTTTTTTGCTGTTTCTCCTTCGATAGTTTTTATATCACCATCGTCAGCTAATTCATATACATATGGAACCCAATTAATGCTGGTATATACATTTTTACCTCGCACTTGATCCCACAAACAAATTTTACTTTTTCTTGTATCATAATAGACATTACGAAACATAACAAATTTTCCTTATATTTTCTAATTTATTTCTTATAATAACATAAAATGATTATTTTGTAAAGATTATTTTTCTATGATGGTACATAAATCTTCAATAAAAGATAATTGATCTTCTTGTGTTTGAGATGCTATCATAGCTAATTTTACTATTTCATGTAAAACATAATCTTCAGGATTTTCTATATCACATGGATATATAATAGCATATCTATCTTTTATATTATATCTTATCTGACAATATGTTTTTTTATCATTAATAATTTTTATATCCCAAAACCAAAGAATATTAAATTTTGATTTCCATTTTCGTAAGTATTGTTCATACTCTCTTATATTCACAATATCCATAATACACCCCTAAATTAATTTAAATTTACTTATACTATTTTCTAATAATCGTTTACCTCCTTCTGTATATGTAGCATATATAGGAGGAACAGACCTTACAAAGGGGATCAGAGGAGAATTAAAATTTTCTATTCTATAAGATGTAATAGTTGCATTACAGTATATCATATTATTATTTTCATTTAAAATAATTTTTTGAGTATTTTGTCCAAATATGATACCTTTAAGTGGTAATAATACATTAAGATATTTTATATACCATTTATTACAGCATTTTAATCCATATTCCATAAATTTATCATCTTGGTTTATTGGTTTACAGTTCACACAGTTGATAATAAGAAACTGTTCTTTTTTAAATCCATATTGTTTCATTATTTCCCAAAATATAGATTTATCTTTTCCTGTAAATGGTTCATTATTAGAAACTTCATTTTCATTAGGGACATCACCTATTATGATATAAGAAGATTGTTCTGTCCAATATGGTTTTACTCTACCATTATGATATAATTCACATCCTTTACATCCATTTATCATATTATCTAATAAATTTAATTTTCTTTTAGTAGTAGCATCCATCATTAAATCTCTAAACAATCTTCTTTAAGTATGCCTATATCAAGATGACGAGCTTTCTTCATTCTTTTTAATTCTTTTTTAGATAAAAAAAACATTTTATCATTCACTTTATTTTCATCGACCTCAAATTCTTGCAATATCTTATTATTATACCATAAATTATTGTGTTTTGCTCTCAATATTTGAATCTTCATTATCCCATCCTTATACATCATATTTAAAAAATTATTAACACCTTTTATTACCGTGCCTATATGGACGTTCTAGATTTATTTGATGTTTCTTATTCATTTCTGAAACAATATCTATGTTATATGCTTCACACATATCCCAAATACGAATAACAGCATCAGCAAGTTCTTCACCAACCCATCCCTTATCACCAATGGGTATATTATTTCTATATCCTTCTAATGCTTCACTTATTTCTGAATGAATAAGACATAGAAGTTCTGGTATTTCCCTGTTCTTTTCCCACCAACCCTTTTCTTTTGCGTATTCATGTACTTCTTTAGGACTAACTAAATCTAGCATTATAATATTCTCCTTTTTTTATATTTTTAATTTTTTAGTATATATGCTAACTTATCACCAACCAATTTTTTATATGGAAATATTTTAGATAAAAAATTCATATTTGGTTTTTTATTAGAATCTTTTGTTACATTATGAATAGGCGATCCATATGGAATCTTTATAAAAACTTCATCATCCCCCGAACCAAATAACTTTACATAAACTTTATCTGACATTTATCATCTCCTTTATATAGTATTATCTTCTTTCCCTTCTTGATCTTCTACCTCTATTATTTTCAACTCTATCTATAACTTCTGCCTTTTTTCTGGTATCACCTGATATTCCAGAATCATCAAGCCATTTATCTAATTCCATACTATCATACATCTTTAAATTTCTCATATCTGTATAAAATTTATCAATTTCACCTACCCTACCACCTAATCTATTCTTTACAATTTTATAAAATAGTTCAGATTCATATACTGCCTGAGATTCATCACTACCAAAGATAAGAGCAAAATCAGCACTCGCCATTGTTCCAATACTATTTTTTGTAAGTATATCATTAGCATAGAATAAATGATCTCCTGATACCTCAATATCCATACATTCTAATTCACCAACATATTCAATAGATTCTATTTCATCATTATACTCTATCATATATTATCCTCAATAAATTTCATTACATTTTTTATTTCATCATCATATTCTTTATATGACCATATTACATAATATTTAAACCCTAATTCTTCTGCTACTATTTTTCTTTTAATATCTATATTATACTGTATAGTAGAAGATATTCCATATGGTGATTTCCACTTATACCATTCTTTATCAGGTATTATATGTTTTGACGGATGAAATCTCTCTCCATGATAATCTATTATAATCTTTTTTGTCCTTATTGTAAAATCATATCTAAAATAATATTGTGTTGAATTGGCAAGAAAAAATTCTTTTGAACCATCAATCCCTATATATATATCATCTTCTGATATATTATATTTTTTCATTATCCAACACTTTAAAGGTAAAAAATACAATAAAGATTGTTTAGATGCATTACATTTAAACCCATTATTTTTTGATATAGTTTTGAGTGTTTTTATCCTTCTCTTTTCTTGCATTACATCCCATTTTTCTTCCCATTTTTCACCATATTTCTTTTTATATTCCTCTTTTGATTGTATAGATTTATCAGTTTGTATTTTTTTCATTACACATGCTGTTTCATAATCATATCCATTATATAACCAATAATCTAATGTATTGAGTCTATGTATTCTTGGTACAACATGAACAACACTATGAGAATTTTTTACTAACATATTAGAATGGTTTTTTGCTAATAAAATTGATTCGTCTTTAGAATATCCCCTTTTCATCCAATACTCCTTGCATAAAAGGGATCTCTCTTTTTGAATTATTTTTCCTTCACGAATAACCTTTTTTTGCTGTGAAACAGAAAGTTTTTTTATATAAAGACCATATTTTTTATATCCTTCTATTTCACCATATTTTTTAATATATCTATTCAATATATTAAGTTTATTGGTAAATTGGCCATATCGTGCGCTACCTTCTTTTTTCCCATATTGAAGAATGAACATATTTAATTTTCGTTTTCTTTTTTCAATACCATCTGTTGTTGATAACACATTATAGTTATTTTTTATTTCATCAACTTCAGCATATCTTATAAGCCTCGCTAAACTTACTATATCTGTAATATATAGTTTCTCCCATTTGGAAATAATAGATATTATAATAGTTTCCCTTTCTTTATCAATATAAAAATTACCAATTTTTTTTATCCATACAGGGCTATTATATAATCTATTCAACTTATCTTCTTTATTTAGCATTGAAAACTTTACCATCGTCTTACCCCCACAACTGATTTATATCTATTTATAAAGTTTTCAATTTTTCACCAACACAAAGACCACTATTTATATTTTTTATACCTTCTGATGTTGGGAATTTATGATCTGCTGAACAAATTATTTCCTTACCACCTTTCGTTTTTATTTTATACATTTTTTTAATTTTTTTATTGAAGAGTCTTTTTACACAAACATTATCCTTGCTACCCATAATTATATCATCTTTCTTTAGATTTGATATTTTTTCAGCAATGTATATTTTACCATCCCATTTCAACACAGAGGTATCTAAAGATAAACATTCTGATATATATGTAAAATCAACTTGTTCAAAGGGTATATTCATACCCTCCCTATTCAACTGACTAACAGATATTATAGGCATTTTAAATTCAAATGACATTGCTCTTAATTCTTCTGAAATTGTTTTAACATCATTATACATATCTCCTTTGCTTTTATATGCTGGCTTCATCAGATTCATATAATCACAAATAAATATTTGAGGGTTCAGTCCTCTCATTGTTAATTCTCTTATGTATTTTCTAAAATCCTCAACCGTTGCCTTACCTGTAGGATACTGCTTTATCCAAAGATTTCCTCTACCAGATGTACCCTTTACCTTATCTAATGCCGAAGGAAGTTTTTTCCTTACTTGGGAATCCTTATATAATTTGTTTATATCATACATTGAAAAGATAGCATCAAATCTTTGTGCAAAGGCATCTTCTGACATTTCTAATGAAGCAAGAACAACATTCCATCCATTTAGAACTTGTCTTGCCGCCATATTAGCCAAAAATGCTGAATTGTGTGACAATAAACCGTTTGCATAATAAAGATGATGGTCTCTTAGACTGACATCATACATTTCTTCATATTCACCAGTATTGAATATATCAAACACAATATCAACACCATCATCAGAAAGTATTCTATCCCCTATTTTTAAATCCTTGGTTATGATTGTTTTATATTCTTCATTTATGAAAGCATGTCTATCAGCACATTCTATTTCTCTGCCAGATTCAAATAGTACAATATATTTTTCAAATGGGATTGTTTTTAATACATAATCAACAGGAACCCATCCTATATTTGTATATATCGAAATATCTTCACATTTTCTATACTCTTTACAAATATTATCCATTTATGAACTCCAAACATTTCTGAATTGTTTCAACCGGATTATTATTATAATCTCTTTATAGGAACAATACTCTTGATATCTTTTATTACCTTCATATTTCTCAATATACCAAGGAAGGGAGTGACAGCCCTTCAATTTATTTGTTTTTTCTTGGTATTTTTTCGTTCCTTCTATATTACCATATTTCTTAATATACCAAGGAAGAGATCCCTTACCCTTTCTTGTTGATATTCTGCCACTCATTATATCTTTTTTCTCCTTCTATTTCTCCATATTTCCTTTGAAACAAAAGTAGTTTTGGTTTTTGTTCAAAATTATTTTGTTGCTTACATTCATCTATACAAGAATGTTTATATAAATCAGATATTTTTATTTTTTTAATAAAATTCTTTGAATCCATAATGGTAATAATACCATCACCATAAATACACTTAAAACCATGTATCCTGGCGAGCATTATGGATAGTGTATATGGCGGAAACCCACCAGATATATATTCATCAAATTTAGGAAAATATGATGGTACTCTTGTAACATCTGTACTCATTATTCTTATCAAACGATCCTTTAATGCCCCGAAATAATCTAAACCTAAGTCTATTTTCAGATCTTTTGATAATGCTTCTTCAATAATTCCTTTTATACTTGATATTTCATCGGGTTTATTGTTTATTACATCAACAGAAGTTAATATAGACTTCTTTACGGCCTTTTCTTTTAAATAATCATTAATACTATCAAACAAACTTGTATAATTTCTGGTTATATCATAATCTATACTGTCAACATCACGAATAAATGCTTCAGCATTATCATTTTCTTTATCAATTTCAGCAATGATTTCTACTCTAGGTGGAATTGTTTGATATTGCTTAAATTTAGTTATTATATAATTATAAATTTGTGAGGCTGTTAAATTATCAAAATAATCCTTTTCAAACGTAGATGAAAGAGTTGCTATTAATCCTGTATCTTGTAGACATGCTTTTATTATAAGTTGTTCAAGTAAATTTGAATTCATTATCTTCTATTCCTTTTTGATTCAAACATTTTATAAGTTATAGTAATTTTTATCTGAATAAGACACTATTATAACATTATTATTATAAAAAGTCAATAATGAATTTTTACATAGGTTCTCTCTTACATTTAATAATTGTAACATGTGATGATTGTTTACATTTCTTCTTACATGTTACACATAAGTCATTATATTTTGACCACCATTCCTTTTCTGTTAATCCTCTTTGTTCTTTTATCTCCTTTGATTCTGGGGGTACTGTATCCACTGATTTTGTTTTTGTAATCTTTTTTGACTTAGAAACATTAATATCATCAGGCATCTTTATATACAAACGTTCTATCTTTAGTTTTTTAAGATATTCATCTGCATTAACAGAGTCTTTATTCATTTTAATCCATTGTTTTAATGTAAGATATTTCTCTGTATTTGTGACATCTGATAATTTTTGAATCTGTTTCTTTTTCCTAAGACTATCTTCTGTTATACTACCAGTGAACCAATGCCCATCTCTACGATAAACAACATTAGAACTCTTTATCATCTTCTTCCTCTCTTCTAAAATTATAGTATATTTCTATTTCTTATATATTATAATAACATAAATAAAAAGAAATGTCAAGTTAATTTACATTTTATTCATCATTTGATAAAATAATATAAAAATCGGGAGGTATGTATATAATCATGCAAGATGAAAAAAAAGAACAATCATATGATGAAGTAATAGAGGAATTATCAGTACGTTGGAATATAAAGGAATTACTATCATTTAGTGAAATTAATATTCAAGAAAAATTATCAACAAATGCTTCACAAATATGGCATTTCACAGAACTGTTTCACAGAGAAAAAAACGAATATGATAAAATAATGGAAATGAAAGAACAACTCACAGGACAATTATATAACCATTATAAAACAAACATTCAACTAGATTTAAAATATAGTGAGATTGAAAAATTTTATATACCAAAAGATCCAAAAATGATGAAAATGAATCAGATTGCCCGAAGGCAAAAATGGGTTGTTGATTTTTATGATGGATTAAGAAAGGCTCTTGAAAAGATGCAATGGAATATGAAAGAATTTATGGACGGAATGATAAAAGCCGGTTTATAAGGAGATAATATAATGATTGAACCTGAATTAATAGATGAATCAGAACTTGAAAAGGGTCAGATAGGTGTATGTATTCATCACGAAGATGGAACATATAATCTAAAAGTACGAAAAGATTTATGGAAAAACTTGTGGTTAAATAAACAACATCAAAACTATATAATAGCACATGAACAATACCATTCTATTGATCCTGATAATGAATTCTGGCTAGAAGATGAAAGAGAGGCTGATTTTTATGCTTTTAAAAGATATCCTATTGGGTGGATATTTAATATAATATATTTTATAATAACACCTAATAGATGGTATTACTATTTGAAACGAATTAAAGATAAGAAATAAATTTACACATCAACCATATTTTAGTAAATAATTAAAAAGATTAAAGGAGATAAGTTGTTATGTTAATAGGAAAAAATTTCTAAAGCATTGAAAGGACATGAATCAAGTGCTGAAAGAAATAAAAAAATATCAGAATCTTTAAAAAATATAATATGTTGAAAGGGGAGAAAATGTTTAGCTTAATATATGCGCATGCGCCTTTTTGTGGACACACAGGCTATGCAAATCATGCCAGAGAATTTTTTACTGCATTAAATGAACGGATACCTGTAAGAATTCGTAATTTTACCCATACATCGAATATATCATATTTAACTCAATCACAAAAAGATATGGTAGTTCATCAAACATGGGGAGAACCGCCTTGGGAAATAGGAACACCTTTCAACCCAAAATCCAATGAAAAATTGTTGAATATAATCTTGATGGAAACTAATCACATGTATTTTTACGATTCTTATCAAGGGCCTAAAATAGCGCTAAACGTATGGGAATCAACCGAACAACCAGTACAATTTTTTGAGAAATTAAAAGAATTTGATCAAATATGGGTTCCTACTCAATGGCAAAGAGATTGCACAATAAAACAAGGGATATCCAGTGATAAAGTATTTGTTGTCCCAGAAGGTGTTGATATAGATAAATTTAAACCTATTGATTGGTTCAATAAAAAAAGATTTGATGATGGAAGATTCAAGTTTATGATATTTGGTAGGTGGGATTATAGAAAATATACAAAAGAAATGGTTCAAGCATTTATAGAGGAATTTGAAAAAGACGAACCAGTAGGTTTAATAATATCAGCTGATAATCCGTGGCCTGTTGATGAATACAAATCGACTGAAGAAAGACTTGAAAAATATGGATTACAAGATGATAGAATTGAAATCCTTCATTTTCCATCCGATGAAAAATATATAGATTACTTGCAAAGAGGACATGCTTTATTGATGGTATCCAGATCAGAAGGATGGGGTCTTCCGGCATGTGAAGCTCTTGCTTGTGGAACACCTACACTTATAGTTGATTGGGGTGCTTCATTAGAATTTGGTAAATATGCTTATAAAGTGAAAGTAAAAGAATTTAAAAAACCTGAAAATGTATTTATTCAAGATAATGTGCCTGGTGTATGGTCTGAACCTGATTTTGATGACATGAAAAAACAGATGAGATATATATATGAAAATTATGACGAATGTAGAAAATACACAATGGATAACATTGATTTTATTAGAAATTTTACTTGGCAAAATTCTGCAAATATTGCTATGGATATAATTAATAAAATTGACTATACCAAGTATTATCCAGTAAAATTAAATATAGGTAGTGGTGAATATCCAAAAAAAGGATATATCAATATCGATAAATATTATGATAAAGCTGACCAAATGGCTGATGCACTATCTCTTCCATATGAAGATCATTCTGTATCTGAACTCTATTCATCACATCTTCTTGAACATCTAAACAAATATGATATAAAACAAGCATTAAATGAATGGTTTAGAATATTAAAATATGAAGGAAAAATACATATAGAAGTCCCTGATTTTGAATCTATTATTGAAGAATGGAAAAAATCAGAAGATAAAACAGGATTTTCTATGGATACCATATTTGGCCTTCAGACAAGACAAGGAGAAGAACATAAGTTTGGATTTACAGTAGATATATTGAGAGATATGTTATTAGATACGGGATTTTTTGATATCTCAATAAAAAAGGTTTTTTCACATTCTCAAGATTGTATTGAGGCAATTGCATACAAAAAAGAAATAAAATATGATGATGAAGTAATTATCATGGATTGTTATCCTAACACAGAAGAAAAGATGGATATTCTATTAAATAGTATAGATAAAGCAAAAGAAACTAATTTACCTATCGCTCTGGTAACTCATTATCCATTACCTTTAAACATTATAGAGAAAGTTGATTATTTAATATATGATAAAAATAACCCTTTAAGTGAGAATTACAGTCTAACATTCTGGATGAATTCTTATAAAAAATTAAAAATAGTTACATCACTCAATAATCCTTATCATGGATTGTGTTGTCTCACTTCTATGAAAAACGCTGCTACATTTCTTAGAAATAAATATAATTTTGCCCATTTTATAGAATATGATGTCGAAGCTAATTTAGAATCATATATAAAAAGGGCCAATTACCATAGATCAAAAGGTAAAAAATTCATAGGGTTTGATTATCACCATACAATTCCAAAACAAGATGGTATTATAACTAATTTTTTCTCATTTGATATAAAATGGTTTGATGATAATATTATTGAAATGAAGAAATGGTCAGAATATAGAGATGAATCTGCAAGAATGTGTGATAGAATAAATGCAACATCTGATTTAATTTTAGAGCACTGGATATATCATTATTTTAAAGATAGAAATATGTTAAAGGATACTTATATTTTATCAACAGAAGAAAAAGAAAAGATAATTATACGAGGGAATATAAGAGATCAAATGGATGAAGAACCTGAAATGCACTTTCGTATATCTGAAACAGATGATCACAAGCTCATTATGTTTGTTATGAGAGATGATAGAGTACATTCTGTGGGCACATATAAAGTTGAACATATCGTTGATGGTGTATCAGATATATATGAAGGTACATTAGAAAGTGGTAAAACCGAATATAGTGTTATGGAAAAAATAGGTGTGATAAAAGTATCGTCTGGTAATTATTATAAAGAATTTGTCATAGATCCTAATATGACATATCAAGATACCATATTTAGATTTTATGATGATAGAATCAAATGTATTACATGGAACAGTGAATATGATGATGGTTTTATGGATGTAGATGATGATAAATTCATATATTCATTTATGAATGGTGCTAAAGTTGAGATTGTTGGTAAATCATCAAAAGAATATGAAGTAGATTTCATTAATAGAGATACCGGATTATCTGTATATAAAACTACATTAACACCAAATCATTGGGGATCTCCTTCTCCGAGATATTATATAAATTGGGATATCATTATTAAACATGATGGCAAAGAAGTATCACGACATATATTTGATTGCACAGGAAAAAATGTTATGATACAAACAGATAGTTCATCCCTTGGTGATACAATAGCATGGATACCTTATATAAATGAATTTAGAAAAAAACATAATTGTAAAGTATATGGGAGAACATTTCATAATTCATTATATGAAAAAGAATATCCTGATATCATATGGGTATTTCCTGATAAAGCCCCTGTAGAAAATATATATGCTTACTATGAAGTAGGATGCAGAGATAATGATTATAATTCCAATAAAAATAATTGGAGGTCTGTTCCTTTACAAAAAGTCGCTTCTGATTATCTTGGATTAGATTATCAAGAAATACGACCTAAAATAACAAAATCCACTAAGGATAGACCTATAAAAGAAAAATATGTTGCAATTTCAGAACATTCAACATTTCAATGTAAATATTGGTTAAACCAAAAAGGATGGCCTATGGTTATTGAATATTTGAAGGCAAAAGGATATGAGGTCATGGTTATAAGTAAAGAACCAACAAATCTTAAAGGAATTATAGATAAAACTAATAGGCCAATGGAAGAAACTATAAATAATATACAGCATGCAGACTTATTTATTGGTGTAAGTTCTGGTCCTACTTGGATGGCATGGGCATTAGATGTTCCTACTGTATTAATCTCTGGTTATAGTGCTGTATGGGGTGAGTTTCAAGATAATTGTGCTAGAATAATTACACCAAAAGGAAAATGTTCCGGTTGTTTTAATGATAGAGATACTGTTTTAGATAGAGGAAATTGGAACTGGTGCCCACGAAGTAAAAATTTTGAGTGTTCAACGTCAATTGAATACACATCTGTAATAGAGGGTATACAAAAATTTATTTAATATGGACTTATGACTATATGCCTCCGAAATTGTCATATGAATATATAAAATCATTTGTATCATCTACAGGATATAAATTACTTTCTACTGAATACACAAACAGTAAAACAAAATTACATATAATATGTAATAATGGGCATCTATATGATGCCCATTTTAATTCTTTTTATAATGGGAATAGATGTCCTGTATGTTTTGGCACACCAAAATTATCATATGATAATGTAAAAGAAATTGTAGAAAAGGAAAAGTATATTTTAGTATCAGAAATATATGAAAATAATTCAAAAAAATTAAAAATGATTTGTAATAAAGGGCATGAATGTTATATATCAATAAATAATTTTAAAAACAATAAAACACGATGTAATATATGCTCTGGTAAACAAAAATATACAAAAGGATATATACAAAATTATATAAAACAATTTGGATACAAGATTATATCTGATATGATGTTATATAAAAATGTAAATTCAATAATAACAATAGAATGTAAATCAAAACATCATTATAGAACCACATTTCATAATTTTAAAAGAGGTTATAGATGTCCAAAATGTTTATACAGTGGAGAAGAAAAGGAAGTATTAGATTTTATAAAAACAATATATAAAGGAACAATAATTGAAAATGATAGAACACAATTAATAAATCCAAATACAAATCATTGGTTAGAATTAGATATATGGATGCCAGATATAAACATGGCAATAGAGTATAATGGATATTATCATACATTAAATGAACATTATAAACGTGATATTATAAAAAACAAGTTATGTTTGAAGAATAACATAAAACTTATAACTATTAATAGTAATGAATGGAAGAAGAATAAGTCTATTTGTAAAGGTTTATTATTAGAGGGAATTAATAATGCTACAAATAATTTATAAAAATTTACATTACAAACTATATATAATTTTATAAATAATATCATGGTTGATAAAATATTTTGATTCTTATAAATAATAGAAAATACAACATGAGGTACTTATATAAATGAAATTCCATGAAATAGATTCTGTTGGGTCAATAAAAGTTGAAAGATGTGCAACATATGCTGATATGTTAATAAGTAAGACACCTTCAGAGGGAAGATTAGAATTTTGCCAAGATACTAAATTATTATATGTTGGTGATGGTTCTAATTGGAAGGTATCAGGGAAACAATTATTCACTGAATTAGAAGATGCTCCAGCATCATATACAGGGAAAGATGGTTATATTGTAGCAGTTGATGAAACTAATAGTGTTATAGTATTTGAAACTATTGCAACTGTATTAGGTAGGGCATCATTGTCTGATATCGGAGATTTTCCACCTTATGATGGACATGTAGGCCAATATTTAAAAGCAACATCATCAGGACCCACATGGGGAACACCGACTTCTGGTATAAGTGTTACAAGTGGGACGAGTGGTGTGAATGGAGCAATCGGACCAAGTGGGACGAGTGGGACGAGTGGGACGAGTGCTGATAGTGGACTTTGGCCCACTGGAGAACCCAGAAGCGTTGTATTTGATACACCAGGGTCAACCACATGGACTGTACCATCAGGGGTAACTAGTATATTAGTAGAAGTTAGAGGTGGTGATGGTGGTTACAGTATTCTCACTATTGAAGGTCTTGCTGATTATGTCAAACCTGGTTCAATGGGTGGTTATTGTATCACTGATATCCCTGTTTTAGAAGGAGAAATAGTATCTATTAGTGTAGGTGCTAGTGGTGGTAATTATAATGATGGAGGAGCATCACAAGTAGTATATAATGGGATTACATATGGAAGGTCCACTGGGGGTGATGTTGATGGTCTTACACAATCAACATCTATTACAGATCATGTAGGTATTGGTATATATCACAATTTTGTTTATCATGGTGTATTTTATACTTATAGGGTGCCATCTGAATTAGAATCTTATCATAATCCTATGACCGATAGTATATTTTACTATTTCAATATACACTCGGCTGTTGATATATTTGGTGTATATGGTTTTTATGATCCTAATACGAATAGTCTTGCAACTAAACTTCGTTTTAATGGAACATTTTATACTTATGTCATACCAGGTTCAATAGTTATATATTATTAAAAGGAGAAATATAAATGGGCATTTTATTACATATATTTGATCCACAAAGTAAACGTCATGCTGATACATTAATGTTTTCTGGTAAAGTACTTCCCCCCAATTCAACTACAATAGAGCCTTTAGAAAAGAAAGAAGGATTTTCTGTATGTTTTATTGATGGAAAATGGGAATATATAAAAAATCCACCAGTATTTTATCATCAAATAGTGAAATCAAAAAGGGACATAAATAAAATTATGTCAAATATGATACCTATGTTAGGTGAAGAAAAGGCCAAAACAGAAAAACTTTTAGCTGGTAATGAACCATGCTTAATATGGGATAATTTTATTACTAAAAGAAATAAGATTCTTGAAGAAGGAAGAAAATTTATACAGGATAATAATTTAGAATAGGAGTATCAAATGGCGTGGTATAATCTTCTCAGTGATAAAAGGATTGATGAAAGAATAGCAGCATTTAAGGGTAAAGATAGAGATGCTAACATGACAGCATCTGATTTTAAAAAGAGAACAGGTGAAGGTATTGAAGATGTTTTAATGCTTCAATTAGCTGGTGCATATGGTTCTCAATCTCTTGGTTCTTTTAATTCATTCTATAATTCATATATTAGTAGAGCATTTGAAAATGAATATGCAAGAATTATGGAATATAGAAAAATGGCTGAATATCCAGAAATTTCAGATGTTATTGAAGATGCTTGTAACGAAATGTGTGATGTTGATGAAGATGAAAATATGTTATCTCTTGACATTACAGACCCTAAACTTGCTGATAATGAAAATATTAGTAAAATACTATATAACGAATTTAAATCTCTTTTTTATGAAAGAATAGATGCTAATGATACATTATGGGATTGGATGAGATCATATCTTATTGATGGTAGATTATTTTATGAAAGAATAGTAGATCAAAATAATAAAAGTAAAGGTATTATATCTGTAAAAAAACTTCCTTCTGATACAATGGATTATGAATATGATCCCAAAACCGGTAGAATCATGGGATATTATCAATATCTTCTTCCAAACATGAGAAGACCACCTAATAAACAATCTGCTGAAAAAGATGCTCAACTTGGTAAATTAATTATATTTGAACCGGCTCAGATTGGATATATCAACTATGGTATATATGGTCAAACAAAAATAAATGTACTTGGTTATCTTGAAAAGGCCAGAGTACCATACAACCAATTAAAACTTTTGGAAACATCTGTTATTATTTATAGACTTATTAGGTCGCCTGAAAGATTGGTCTTTAAGATCGATACAGGTGCCATGCCTCGTGACAAAGCTATGAAATTCGTGGAAAAAATCAAACAATCATTTATAAAGAAACAAACGTATAATCCTCAGTCTGGGGCTCTTACCAACGAACCAGAAGTGTTTTGTATAAAACATGATACAGAAATACCATTATTAGATGGTAGGTTCTTGACATTAGACCAATTAGTTCAAGAACATTCTGAAGGTAAAGAAAATTGGGTTTATTCAATTGACCAGAAAACGTTGAACGTTGAACCAGGAAAAATTAAAAATGCAGCATTGACAAGGTTTGATGAAAAAATAATCAGGGTGTGGCTCGATGATGAAAAATATATTGACTGTACACTAGACCATAAATTTTTAGTATGGTCAGATGAAACCAAAACAAGTATAATTGAAGTTGAAGCTCAGAACTTAACTGAAGAAATGGACTTAGTAGAATATGCCTAAAAAATTGGCAATTGAAGAGGTAAGTAAAAAATTTGAAAAACATGGATATAAACTTTTATCAACTGAATATGTTAATAATAAACAAAAATTAGATGTATTATGTAATAAAGGACATAAATTTCAGATAAGATTTGATATGTTTTCAAATGGTAGAGGGTGTTCTGTTTGTAATATCACACCTAAATATAATTTTACTTATGTAAAAGAATGTATAGAAGCAGAAAGGGGATATAAATTATTATCAACTGAATATGTTAATAATAAACAAAAATTAGATGTATTATGTAATAAAGGACATTTGACAAAAATTAGATATGATGTGTGGTTACACGGTCATAGATGTTCTGTTTGCGCTGTCGAGCATGTTGCTAACTGTAAAAGATTATCATATGATGAAGTGAAACAAAGGTTTGAAGAACAAAATCATCAATTGATTTCAAAAGGATATAAGAATAGCCGGTCAAAAGTAGATGTTATATGTCCCAATGGACACGAATGGTTTGTAACATATAATAATTTCCAAAGAGGAAATATGTGCCCTGAATGTAGTAGAAATTTAGGTAATCATACATCAAAAGAAGAAAAAATATTGTTGAATATATAAAAAATATATACGATGGTAAAATATCTGAAAACGATAGGACAATAATAAAAAATTCAATTACTGGCTATCCATTAGAATTGGATATTTATTTACCGGGTATTAAAAAAGCAATTGAGTTTAATAGTAACTATTGGCATCATAAAGATGATGTTAAACAAAGAGACGATGAAAAAATTAGACAGTGTAAAGAAAAAAATATTAGTTTGTTGGTAATTGATTATGATAAATGGAAAAAAGATAAGATGTTATATAGAGAAAAAATAAAATCTTTTATACAGGTCTAATATTAAATTAAGGAGTTTACCATGAAAATAAAGAAAATTGAAATGCTTAGTGAAAGATCTGATTGTGGTTGTTTGGAGGTAGAAGGAAATCATAACTTTGCAGTAAGTATGCATGGAAACCCTTGTGTTTTCATTAAAAATAGTGTTCTTGAAAACTATTTTGTTCCTCAATGCCTTAGCCTGTCTACAAAGATTGACCTCATGGACGGACGAACATTATCACTATCACAAATTATTAGTGAATACAATGAAGGTAAAAAGAATTATGTATATTCAATAGACCAAAAATATAAAAAAATATTATGTGGTGAGATAGAATGGGCTGGTATTACACGAAAAAATGCAAATTTGGTTCGTGTTTACTTAGATAATGATACCCATGTTGATTGTACACCAGACCACAAATTTGTAACATTAGATGGTTCAGAGGTTATGGCCGAAAAGTTAGCAGAAGGAATATCTTTAATGCCTTTATATCAAAAAACCGAAAATATAAACAAAAATTCTAATGATTACCAGACGTTTTATGACCCACAAAACATTGTTATAAATTATAAAGTTGTAAAAGTTGAATATCTTGATATTAGAGAAGATACGGGATGTCTAACAGTAAAAGATTCTGAAAATAATCATAACTTTGCTTTATCAGTAGGTATATTTGTGAAGAATTCATCTGAAGGTAGAGGGTCTGATATTACATCAGTTGGTGGTAATGCTGCTGGATTTACACAATTAGACGATATATATTATTTTAGTCATAAACTTTATAGAGCCTTAAAATATCCTCTATCTCGTATAACACAAGGGGTAGAAGGTGGTCAAGATGTAATGTTCGGGGGCTCAAATTCTGGACAAATTTCAAGAGACGAGATAAAATGGGCAAAATATCTTGAAAAAATTCAACGAAAGTTTTGTAATGAACTTGTAGATTTATTTCTGTTACATTTAGAGTTTAGAGGATTCAGAAAACAATATAACCTTAACATGAATAGTTTTACTTTACGATTAAATCCACCATCACATTATAAAGAACAAATGAATCAAGGATTCTTAGAGCAATCATTCCAAAATTATAATGCACTATGTCAAAATGCTGAATTTTCAAAATCTTATTTGGTGAAGAAATATCTACATTGGACAGAAGAAGAACTTGGCCAGAACCGTGATGGATTCAGACTTGATAAGAAATATTTCCCACCAGATGAAGTTATTAATTCTGTAGATAGTTATGGTGGTGCTGGTATTGTTCCGGGTACATATAGTATGCAGCAAGACACGACGGGTGCTGAGCAAACAGGGGGTGTTCCTGGTCAACAATCTCAATTTGGGTCTGATGAGTTTGACGAGGAATAATTGAGTAAAAAACTTACATATGAGCATGTAAAAGGTTTAATAATTTTCATCATGGATATAGATGTTCTTTTTGTGCTGGTAATGTTAAACATAATATTAATAATATAAAATTACAGTTCTTTAGAATGGGATATGAATTATTATCTAAAGAATATATTAATAATAAAAAACCCCTTCTAATTAAATGTAATAAAGATCATATATTTAGAATTACATATAATGATTTTATAAGTGGTCATAGATGCCCAAAATGTTCTTTTATTAATAAAAAATCTAAACCAGAAACGGAAATTATTGAATATATAAAGAAAATATACTTAGGTAAAATAATTGAGAATGACCGTTCTCTTATTAAAAATCCAGTTACAGGCAAAATGCTTGAATTGGATATATATTTACCTGATTTAAAAAAAGCTATTGAATTTAATGGTATATATTGGCACAGTAAAGAAAATGTAAAATTGAGAGATATTGAAAAAATTAAACAATGTAAGGAAAAGAGTATAAATTTACTGGTAATAAAAGAAGAAATATGGATAAATGATAAAGAAAAGTGTTTAAAGAATATTCAATATCTAATATCTACAGTTTACAACATACCGTAGATATATAAATACAATGCAAATAATATATCTTTAACAATAAAGATGTGGTTATAGTAAAAAATATATAAATAATGGTGTTATGGAGGGAAATATATGAATCCAGAAGTAATTAAAGCTGCTCTCGATAGTTTCGAAAATGATGATTTTTTGCATTCTAAAGATTTATTAAGGGGAGAAATAAAACAGGCTAAGAATAATTTTCTTAGAGATAAATTAGGATTAAAAAATGATATAGAACAGCAATTTACTGAACTAAAACCACAAGATGATCCTAATACAGAATTAGATACAGAATTAGAAATAGAGAGGACAGAGGATCAGGATGATCCTGAACCTGAAGTTAAACCGAAAAAAAGATTGCTAAGAAGAAAGAAATAATATGTCCATTAAATATGAAATAAAGGACTTATCTGAAAAAATAAAGATATACGGATATTCCTTGGTATCAGATAAGTATGTAAATGAACATACTAAACTTGATATCAAATGTGATAAAGGGCATGTTTATAAAACATCATACACTAATTTTAATAAGGAATATGTGTAGATAAAAACATAGATCTATTAATAATAAACAAAAATGAATGGTGTTCAAATAAAAATTGGAAAACTATAAATAAGTTCATAGATAAAAATATGGAGGTTTAAAATGACAAAGACGATCACAGATAGGATTAATAAATTTTTAATTGAAGATGAAGATGAACATATACCTGTTAATGAATCTATGTTAGAACCTAACAATGCACAAATAAAACCAGGTGAATATGCTAATCTTTCAACCGGGTTGAGAAGGATTCAGTTTCGTCTTGAAAGGGCTAATACACCACAGAAATATGTAGATGCTTTTGAAGTTATTAATCAGCTTATACACACATTCCCATTGAAATCCAAAGCTATTTGGCAGGCTGTTTCTTCTGCATATGACATTAGATTTGGTAGCTCTATGTCAGGAGCCACACCTTCATCAGGTGCAGAAACAGAGGAGATGTAATAAACATGAAGCTTATCACTGAAACATCTAACAATGTTCAAATTTTAAGTAGCAAAGAAGGAGATGTTTTCATTGAAGGCATCTTTTCATCTGCTGAAAATAAAAACATTAATGGCAGAATCTATAGGAAAAATACACTTGAAAGAGAAGTAGAAAAACTTATAGAAAGTGTTAATAATAAATGTTTATGGGGTGAATGTCCCCATCCTGAAAAACCAGATATTAATCCTGATAGAATTTCACATTTAATTGAGAAACTTGAGTGGCAGGGTAACGATCTGATTGGGCGAGCTAAAGTTATTGATACCCCCATGGGAAAAATAGCTAAAACACTTTTAAAAGAAGGAAGAATTGGTATATCTAGTAGAGGACTTGGAACAGTTAATGAAACAGATAGTTATGTTAATGATGATTATTATCTCATCACATGGGATATTGTAACATCTCCTTCTAATCAAAATAGCTGGGTAAATGGTATATTTGAAGGAAGAGAATTTGATGTACCTTGGATTAAAAAGGAACAAGAATCCATCATTAAAGATCCTGAAGTTGAAATTCCAAAAATATCAGTCACAGAAGCTCGTAAAGAATATTATAAATCTATTTGGCAAGTATTGGAAACAATAAAAAAAACTTTATAAGAAGATAATGAAAATATTAAATAGATATGATATATAAAAGGCCCCAATAAGGGGCCTTTTAATGTGAAAAAATTTATAAGTATTTATCTTTCACCAAATTGGAACAACTTATAACCTTTCTTTTAAATCATATGGAACACTGTTGATAACGATTCCATGTAATTTTACGGAATCACTTAATTTTTTTCCGATAATTAATTCCTGAGCAAAAGATATACCAATAACAAACCCAATTAGAGAGGCGATAATCAACCAAAAAACTTTATTCTGCCTTTGTAATTTTTTTATCTCTGCTGATAATATTTCTTTATCTGTTCTTGTTTCAACTATTGATTTATCCATTATATTTTTTCCTTCAATTTTCTTGCTAAATTTATAACCTTATCAGCTTGCCTGAATCCTTCTGAACTGGTCAAAGACCATCCTTTATAAAGAACAAGAGCTTTCCTATAATCACCATCAGTAATTCTTAATTTTTCTAAGAATATTCTTGCTCCTATAAGTGTGTTTGCATCCTCATAATATACATCCTGTGGAATTTGCATCAATCCTTTATAATTTTTATGTGACCTTGCATTTCTATTCAATGCACTTTCAGTATGCATCAAAGAAAGTAAAAAACTTTCAGATATACCTGTTTGTTTACTTGTCATTGAAATAGCATTGAGAATTTTTTCACCAGGATCACCTATTCCTACTCTAACTGCTGATTTTCGTAACACATTGTTTGTTGAATGCTGTATTGATTGTGATTTAATTGGGTAAACACTAGATGATAACGATGACATTTGAAATATTGTTAATAAACATACTATTGTTAATATAATCATTTGTATTAATTTCATTCATTTCTCCTTTAGGGTGGCGAGTGATCCAATTCAATCAATATATAATTATATAATATATAATTGAAAATATACAGAATATTCATATCATACAAACCGCCATCAATAATTTAATATTATTTTTTTTCATCTTACATATTTTTATTTATAACATAATTTAGCAAAAATGTAAATATATTTTTTAATGACTGAAATATATAATATTATCAAGGGTTTTGAAACATAAAAAAATTTACATTTACATTCTATAAATAAATAGAACAAAGGAAATTTCTACAAGGAGGAAAAAAAATGCCAAAAGAGGTTTTATCAGTTTTGAACGTAGAGAAACTTGACGAAGATCAGCAGAGTCTTATTACTGAAAAGATTGAGACTATGATTGAGATGAAATCAAGGGAGCGTGCAGACGAACTTCTAAAGGAAGAGAGAGAGGCTCTTGTAGAGGAATATGAAATAAAATTTGAGGACTATAAGAAGGATATTACTTCTAAATTCTCTGATTTTGTAGATTCAGTCCTTGACGAAGAGCTTGAGATTCCTGAAAAAGTTATGGAGTACGCAAAGAAGGGAGAGCTTTATTCTGAACTTATTGAACAATTCAAAATCAAGTTAGCTATTGATGAGGGAATGTTAGATGAGGAAGTAAAGGGTCTCCTTAGAGAAGCAAAAGACGAAATATTAAAGTTAAAAGCTGACATCAATAAATCTATTGCTACAGAGATTGAATTGAAAGAAGATGCTAAATCAATGGCAGCTGAACTTTATCTTCGTAAAAAGTGCGATGGTCTTTTGGAATCACAGAAGGAAAAGGTATTTAATTTACTGGGTGATATAAAAGATAAATCAGAAATTGACAAAAAATTTAAGTATGTTGTAGAAAATATTTTGCACGAAGAAGTAGAACCGGGAACAGAAGAGCCAATAAGTAATTCTATTTCTAACACAGTTATTTGTCCAAAATGTGGAGCAATTTACTCTGAAAATGGTAAAGATGCAACAGGTATATGTCCAAAATGCGGTGCAAAGATGGAAGATGCTGTGGAGAGTATTGAACCAGCACAGACAGATGGTACTGTAGATGGGAAGGGTCAAGTTGAAGTACCAATAGACGAGACTGTTCCGTTAAAAGAGGATATCAGTAATCCTTTCGACCAAATGAAGTCAACTTGGTTGAGAATGCTGAAAGAAAATAAAATTTGATAATTTATAATTAAAGTAGGAGGATAAAAATGGATCTCAAAGAATTAGTAGTAAAATGGAAAGATATTCTCGATGAAGGTGGGAAGATTAAGAATCCTAAAGTCCTGAAAGCAACTGCTTTGATGCTCGAAAATGAAGTGAATTATATGAACGAGGCTGGTGACTATTCGACAGTGGGTAGGAACCTTGCTGGTGGATATTCTACATCTGGTGATTTTCATCAGATTGCTATCCCAATGGTTCGTAGAACCTTCCCTGAGCTTATTGCTCACGACATCGTAGGTGTTCAGCCAATGACAGGACCGGTTGGATTAGCGTTCGCTCTAAGATTTAGGGCAGGAAATAGCTATTCACAACAGGCGTATCCATCTGGATCTATTACACCAACATATTCTGATGAACTTGGATACAACGCTATTGATCCGTTCTATTCAGGTAGCCAATCAACATCAGCTGGTTTTGTAACATCTGCTGGTGAACTTTTGGGTTCAGGCGCTGATGGTTCAGGGGCGGCTGCTGATGTGGGTCTTGGTGTTGGAACATATGCAGCTATTTCAGAAGTAAACATGACGGTAGAAAAAGCACAGGTAGAAGCTAAGACCCGTAAATTAAGAAGTCGTTGGTCACTTGAAGTGGCTCAGGACTTAAAGGCAATGCATGGTCTCGATCTTGAAGAGGAAATGATGGATGTTCTTGCTTATGAAATCACTGCAGAAATTGACAGGGAAATCATCAACAAAATAAATTCCGTAGCCGTAGCAAGTACATGGGATTACAACAGCAGCGGTCCAGAGGCTGATGGTCGTTGGATGGCTGAAAAGTACCGCACACTTTATAGTGCTATTGTGAGAAAGGCAAACCTTATCGCAGTAAACACTCGTAGGGGTGCTGGTAACTTCGTGGTTGTTTCACCTATGGTTTGTGCCGCTCTGGAAGGTCTTTCATCATTCGTGTTATGGCCGGTTGATGGCAATGTCAACTCTATGGTAACAGGTGTTTCTAAAATCGGTTCACTAGATGGTAGGATCACCGTTTATAGGGATACATTCGCAAACAGTGACTATTGCACAATAGGATATAAAGGACCATCAGAATATGATGCCGGTATAATCTATCTACCATACGTTCAGTTATTGGTATCAAAGACCATATTTGAACAGTCATTCCATCCAA